GTTGCTGAAGCGCAGGTAACGCATGCCGCCACCGTCGAACCGGCCGGGCCGGAAGGACACGGTACCGCTGGTGATCAGCCCGTCGGCGCCGTGCAGGACGGAGCAGCCCGGCCGACCAACTGTCGGATATCGCGCTTGTTGAACTTGAAGGTCATCAGCGCCGAGGCGCGATAACGGGTGAGGCCATAGTCGCTGCGAAATTCTGTCGGCAGGTATTGCAGCTGCTTCTCGGTCGCGGCCTGTTTCAGCCATCCCTTCGATTTGAAGGCGCTTTCGTCGGTTTCATTGGTGTTGAGCCAGTCGTCGGCCTGCGCGAGACAGACTGCCCGTTCGCCCACACCGAGCAGCCGGGAAGCCTGACCTTTGCCGCCGCCGACAGCGTGCCAGCGGCCCTCAAGGAAGAAGATGCCGCCCCAAGCGTTAAACCCGTTGGCCATCAGGGCCGCATCATCGCCGAAGAGGTCGACCCACGCGAAGCTGGAGCGTTTCAGCAGGTCAATCTCGGACATGATGAAACTGTCGATCGGTGCCGAAATCTCCCGTGACAGGTCAGCGCCACAGAATGGGCATTCGGTGACGGCGAGCGGGATCTGCGCCTCGCATTCAGGGCAAGTCTTGCTCGGGGCTGGCCCGGGCACCGGTTCGCGGCCGTCCAGGTCTACGTCCTGTTCCAGCGTGCCGTGGGTCAGGCTCGACGTCCCGAAATCCAGCACGATGCAGTCTGTCTTTATGACACCCGGGTATTCCTCGGGATCGACCGTGCGCAGCCCACGGCCGATCATCTGGATCATGGTGGATTTGTATGATGACGGGCGCAGGAGGATGACGCAGGAGGTCGGCGGATGGTCCCAGCCTTCCGTGAGCACCGCGACGTTGACAATGACGCGGATCTCGCCCGAGGCATAGGCGGCCAGGATCCTGCGCCGGGTCGGCGCGTCCAAGTCACCATGGACGACGGCCGCCGCAATGTCTGCGTCGTTGAACGCCGCGGCGACATTTTCCGCATGGGCGACAGTGGAGCAGAAGACGACCGTTGCCCGGTCGCTGGCTTTCTCGCGCCAATGCCGGATCACCTCGTCAGTGACCGGGGCGCGGTTCATGATGCCCGCCACCTCGGTCATGTCGAAATCCGCGCTGGTCTTGCGCACCGCGCGCAGTTCGTCCTGCACTCCGACGTCGATGATAAAGGTGCGCGGCGGCACCAGATGGCCCGAGGCGATCAGTTCACCCAGCCGGACCTGGTCGCCCACATTGTCGAAAATCTCGCGCAGACCTTTGCGATCGCCCCGGTTCGGCGTAGCCGTGACACCAAAAATCCGGCAGTCGGGATTGGCGGCGCGCGCGTGATCGATGATCCTGCGATAGCTGTCAGCGATCGCATGATGTGCTTCGTCGATCACCAGTAGATCAAGCGCGGGCATCGCCTTGAGATTGCCGGAACGCGTCAGCGTCGGCACCATGGCGAAGGTCGCCTGACCGGCCCAATCCTTGCTCCCGGCATCGACGACGGAGGTGGTGATCTCCGGCGCGACCCGGCCGAACTTGCTGCGATTTTGCGATGTCAGCTCGTCGCGATGGGCGAGGATGCAGGCCTTGGCCTCGCTGCCCTCGATGGAGCGCGCGACGACGGCGGATAGCGCAATGGTTTTGCCAAATCCGGTCGAGGCAATGCTGAGCGTGTTGCCGTGATCGCAGAGCGCAGCGAGGCTGCGCTCCACGAAGAGGCTCTGGCGCGGACGAAGGCGCATAGCGCAGCCCCTTACTGCGCCCATGCCGGGCGACCCGGCACAGGTGCGGCGGCAGGTTGCGGCGCAGGCGCAGTATTGGCGGCGGGTTGTTGCAGACCAAGCGACGGTGCCGCGCCCATGACCTGCGCATAATCGCGATGATCCGGCGTGACCGCGCTGCGGATCTCGTTCTTGTCGTCGCCGCTGGCGTCGGTACCGATGTCGATGCGGGCGATGAACTCGATCCCGTCGAGATCGGCGAAGCCGCTGATCCGCCGCGCGGCTTGCGCCTCTGCCGATATGTCCTTGTCGGAAATCCCGCGCGCCGAGTTCAGCATGCCGCGCACCAGGCTGCGGCCCATGTTGGTCCAGTCCGGCCCCTTGGGGCTGTGGAGGCCAATCAGCGTGAAGATCTTGCGCCGGGCATACGGACCCTCGGTCACGGTGAACTCACTGTTGAGATAGACGGCACCGGTCGAGCCGCGCGTGGCATAACCACCGGTCCAGCCTTGCGAGGCATCATCGAAACCGCCGGGACGGATGGTCAGGCGCACCTTGGCCAGCGTGCCCTTTGGGATGAGGTTGGTGTTGCTCTGCGCGTCGTTGAAGTCGTTCCAGGAACCCATGGGGAACCTCCTTTTTCTGATCAGGCTTGTGGTTGGGATTGGTCGGTGGCAGCCGGTTCGGTGGGCGGCGGGGCGTAGGTCAGCCGGTCGGTCGCTTGGGGCGCAGGCGTCCGGATCTTCGCCATCAGTCGGCCGAGATGAGGTTCTTCTACCTTTTCGAGGCGGCCAGAGCGGTCCTTGGCCGGGAAGCCCCATGAATTGATCGTCTGGCAGACGAAGGCCCGGTACGGATCACCGCCATCGGACTTCAGTTCCGCCATGGTGATCACCTCATCGACGATCCCCGGCAGCTCCAGCCCGGTCTTGGAACCGTCGATCTGCGGCTGGAATACCTTGCGATTGAAGTCGTCGAGCTTCTCGTCGAGGATCCCGACGAACCAGACGTTCTTGGCCCGCGTGTGCTGCAGGTGGGTGAGCCAGCCGATCATTTCGCGGCCGTGCAGCCCGTAGGCACCGCGGACATCCGGCTTGCCGGTCTTCTCCGACAGCGCCTCGGGCTGGCCCTTGCACCAGCCGAAGCACAGCCGCCCCGCCACGGTGATCGAGTCCACGAAGATCGTGTCGTAACGGTCGAGAGCTGCCGGATCGCCGAAGCGGTCGCAGACTGCCTTGTAATGCGCCGGGCTATAGGGCTGTTCATCCCGCAAAGCCGGGTTGGGCCCACCGATGAACACCGCGAAATCCCGGCATTCCGTCCATGTGCGTGGCCGGATGCTGTCGCCCGCCCAGCCCTCGATGGCGAGATCACCCGCTTCGAGATCCATGAATAGCGTGCGCTCGGGATCGAGGGTCCACAGAAGGGAGGTTTTCCCAATTCCACTTTTCCCGAAGATGCAGCCCTTGATGCCGCGCGGCTCGGCCAGCCGCTGGTCGGCGCTGATGATGGGGAGGCTCATTGATCGCCCCCCTGCGGGACGATCTCGACCTTCAGCGTGCCGGGCCGGACCGTGCGTGCGGGCTCGAAACCCTGCCGGATGGCCTCGGGCCAGGCGGCGTATTTGCGCTCGGGCACCTTGAAGGAGAGATCGACATATTCGGCGGGGTCGTCGCCTGCATCGCGGATCCGCGCGACCATGTCGGCCAGTCGGCCCTGATCCCAATCCACCCGTTTCGGCAGATCGGCGACCACGGTGAAATCGCCGTCGTCGAACCTGACGGTGCCGGTGTCTTTGCCTGCGGCTTGGCGTTCCTCGGTGGCGCGAGTGGCGTAGCGAACGGCCAGTCCAGCATCGAAGCGGGTCTTAGCCGTCTTGTCGCGCTTCAGGCGCTCGTCGATCTCGCGCTGCAGGATTGCCAGCAATTCGACCGGCAGGGCCGCGATTTCGGCTGCGCTGAGGGACGGCAGATCGTCCGGCGTTGGGGTATTCGCTGGGAATGGCATGAACTGGTCTCCGTGATCGGTGAAAAAGGATTGGAAGGCGGGCATCACGCGGCCTCGAGCAGCCGGACCGACAGGGCGGCACCGCTGGATCGGGGTTTGGGCCGGGCGATGGCGATGTAGGCGAAGTGGTCGGGGCCGATCCGCGCCTGTACGAGATGGACAAGGTTCTGCTCGGCCGCGCGAAGGGCGGCGGCCGCGACCTGGCGCAATGCGCGCTGACGGTCTGCAGGCAGTTTCGAGAGAACTGCCGTGGCATCGACTGCCAGAAACCCGCGGTGATAGATCAGCGTGTCGCCTGGCTCAGCCTGCGCGATCCAGGCGCAGAGCCCGACCTCGTCCAGACCGGCAGCGGCGCAGAACGGCACCACCCGGTCGGCCGCAAAATCATCGAGGCGGACCATCATGCGGCACCGGCATGCGCATCAGCGCCGGTGCTGTGGCGCAGCTGGTCCTGCTCGAATGCGGTGATATCCTCCATGCGGTAAACCACACGGCCGCCCAGCTTCATGAACTGCGGGCCTTCACCGGCCCACCGCCACCGCTCCAACGTGCGGTGTGAGATATTCCAGCGTCGGGCCAGTTCTTTCTGATTGAGGTGTTTGAGCTGCATCTTCGTCTCCTGTCGCTCGCTGCGTCGGGAGGACGATGCGAAATCCTGCTGTGGGATTTCGTCAGGATCGAAGTGGGATGCGGAGGGGGATCAGATTGAGCCTTGCAACTCAGCAGCGAACGCCGTGGCGGGGGATGGTGATCCCACTCTTATCCCCCGGCGCATCCCCCTGTGGAGCCGGAGGGACGCGCGCACCCGAACGAGACAGACCGGAATCAGCCGCAGTTCAGACGGTAATTGCCACGACCGTTTGATTCGATCAGCGATCGCCACTGCTTCTGGGATTTGAACACGTCGGACATCTTCAGGCTCTTTGATCCCGCCGCCGACAGGATCGCCTTGCCGCTCTGCCAGGCCTCACCCCGCTGCGCAGCCTGATGCAGCGCTCGGACAACTTGCGCCTGGATAGGGCCAAGGCGGAACTGGTGTCCGCCGCAGCGCACCTCGTGATAGTCGGATGACGCGCTGAAGATCGGCAGCGGCGGTCCGGTCTCTGCGCCAGAGAAACCTGTCTCGGCTTCGAAACGATCACGTTCCTCGCGCCTTAGCAGGAGATCTCCGATCATCACGAAGATCGGTTCAGCTTCGCCATAGAGCGTTGCATAGGACGCGCGTGGCGTCCGGATCTCGCTGAGATGGGCTTCGCTGCACCGGAAGAGCTGGAAGACGTCCTGCGCATACAGATCAAGGAGACCGCTGAAGCGGCTCTGCTCCCACGGCACGCGGAACAGCTCCCCGTTGCCGGTTTCCTCGTAATCACCTACCTCCAGCGGGATGCCGAATACACGCACCGAAAGCCGCAGCTTGTCGTTCTCCGCCAGATAGATCAGGTCGGCCTCGGAGATGGACCAGCGATCGAGGATCTCCGGCAGAGTAAAATACGCCTTCTCGATCTCCATCTAACCCCCGATTCCTGCTATTGAGTGTTTAGGGTTTGTTCTAAATCCTTGACGCGCTCCAATCAATCCTGTTTTATCCTATTTAATCCACAGACCCTTGGGGAAAACATGACCGAGCATCACACGCTCTCTGACCGACTCCGCGCCCGCGCTCAGCAACTCGGGCTCAGCCCCGCTCATGTTGCAGAGATGGCCGGGGTCAATCGCTCCTTTGTCTACGACATCCTGCGCGGCCGCTCAGCACGACCAGGGATCGACAAACTGGCAGAGGTCGCCCGCGTGCTGAAAGTCGAGCGGGAATGGCTGATCCACGGCATCGGCGAGGTCGAGGGCGAGCCGCCCTTCATCGAGAACCCGGATGAAACCTTCGTGGCGATCGCACATGCCAGCCCGCGCCCTTCAATGGGCGGAGGCGCAGTGGTGACCGAGGATCACGATACCCCCGGCCGCGCCTATCACTTCCGCCGATCGTGGATAAAGGGCAGCCTGAAGGCTAGCCCGTCGCAGCTGCGGATCATGCATGTGGAGGGCGACAGCATGGCACCGACCCTGCTGGACGGCGATACTGTGCTTGTCGACATGACCCGCCGCGCGCCCAACCCGCCCGGGATCTTCGTGCTGGACGATGGCATCGGGTTGGTGGCCAAGCGGCTCGAGCACGTCCCGAATAGCGATCCGCCTGCCGTCCGGGTTATCTCGGACAACGGCTTCTACAGTACCTATGAGCGCAGCGCCGAAGAAATCCACATCATCGGCCGGATTCGCTGGTTCGCGCGGGAGATCTGACATGATCGAGTTTCGCCAGATCGACGATTCAAACCCGACGCTGGCGCATTCACCGATGGTGCGGGCGCTGGAAAAGACCTTCGCCTACATCGCCGAACATGGCGGGATCGGGCTGACGCCGTCGAAGGCCTTCAAGCGGGTGTTCGTGCATTGGGCGGCGCGCGAGTTCGACTGGCCCGGCTATACCGAGGAAGACCTCTTCGCCATCAACAAGGTGCTGAACGAAATCGACTTTGGCCCGCTGATGGATCTGCACGACGTCATGATCGCGCTAAAGATTGGACGGCACTACAAGGGGCAGTTCAAACTGACCAAGGCGGGCAAGGAACTGGTCGGCCATCCTGGTCGCATCTTCGGCATCGTCACGCCGTTTTACCTGTTCGAGGTCAATCACGCCCGCTTCTCGCGCTTCGATGACGAGCCGATCTTGGGCCATTGGGATGTGTTCCTGAACGTGTTGAACGTCGAGACCGAGGACGGCGCGACCGGCGCTGACCTCCGGCGGGTGCTGTTCGGCGAACCCGATCCTGCCGGTGGTTTCGACGATGTGCTGAGCGGCCTCTACATCCAGGTGCTTCGGCCACTCTGCTGGACCGGGTTGCTGCACATGGACCGGGCCAATGGATTGCTTCGGACGCGGGAGAGCACTTTCACCAAGACGCCGTTGTGGCGAGCAGCGCTGCGACTGGAAACAGATGGAATTGTGCGCGGAGCTACCCGCCACTGACTGGACCACACGTGAAGTCGTGCATGCTGACGAAGGGGGAAACGATCAAGCCATCGAAGCGGCTCAAACCACGGTCGCTCTAACTAGTTCCGGAATTTTCCTTCGAATTCTCTTGTAAGAATTGGGCAAACTTCCTGGAGAAAGTTGCCGTGTCGCGCTTAACACTGTCTCCTGTTTTTTTAACTGCTTCCTGCGGCCAATGAGTAATCCCTCAGATGTCCTTTCGGCGACCGGAATGCCCAAGCTAGCAAACAGAATATTTCTTGCAGTCTCCGAGCCGACCAGATCGACGTCCATTGAGTAGCGAAAACAGAAAACCCCGCCTTCTTCCAAAATCCCCATAGCGCGAGAATGATTGGCGTGAAAAAAATCTAGAAGCTCAACTCTCCTTGCTGGATCAGGCACAATTTCCTCAACCAGACAAGATGCTTTGAACTCCTTCTTATATTTTGGAAAACCTCTTGCATCTCTGCTGGCATCGAGTTCATCATTAAGATACGGCAAAAAATAGTCCTTATCGACAATAGCCGAGAAATCAATCTGAAGCGTTTTCAAAAGATGATACGCGTAGGGAAGTGAATCAACGCCGTCCAGGCTGACAATTGATACGCTATATTTCGAGAAATCTAATCCACCAGATTCAATCAAGTAGCGCGCGAGTTCCGCATCTATGGGGCTTTCTGTTAAAATCACGTAGTCAGCAAAGAAAAATTCTGAGTTTCGCCTGCGGTGGAAGTTATAGTATTTGGACCTATCGATACCCTGATCTAACCAAAAATTTCCAGAAAGTTGAGTGACAGTAATCTCAAACCCCCGAGTGGTCGAGGAGACTCTGCGGCAGAGTGCCACTTCTTCATGCTCAAGACTGTCAAGCATGACGGTCGAATGGGTCGTGAACAGGACCTGAAGTGGTAGCTTCTTCAAGGCCGCAAGCAACGATCGTTGAGCCTGCGGATGCAAGTTCTGTTCAGGTTCCTCAACTCCCAAAATGTATGTTCCGCCCAAGGACTCGGCCAAATATGAATAGAGCCCAATCGCAGCAAGGCTTTGGGTGCCACTTCCGCAATCGGAGATGTCGACTGAGGTGTTCCCATCCTTAACCCGCAACACAAGGTCTTGAATGAGCAAACTGTAGTCAGGCGTAGATGCGTAATCGAGTTCAAATTCAAAAGGCCCATTGAGGTGCGTTAGGTTTCGAAGATGCTTGCTAAGGCCCTTAAATGTACGATCCTTGATTATTGTGGTAGCCTCTGAAACCTTTGGAGAAATTCGATCTCTATTCTTGGTATAATTCTTAACCCACGACATCACCGCCGCTTTTAGAATGCTATCATGCCCCCAACTCAAGACCTTTTCGGTACGTGAAACTGGAATGTAAACGTAACGCACAAATTGATGCAAATCTTCCTGAAAACCTACTGGGGCAGCAACCCACGTTCCGTTGCTGAAAATTTCCCAATTCGCAGATTTTTTGTACTTAAGGCGCATGCGAACACTGGCACTACCAGCGACAACTCGTGGCAATTCACATTCAACGGGAGCCTCTGAAAACTCAAGATCAATGATCGCTGTCGATGTCTTTTGAAAAGCATGCCGAGAATCCTCAAAGTGAACGCGCTCATCCGGAAAATTGAAAAAAGCGTTTAACGCCCGTAGTATAGATGATTTCCCTCCGCTATTCTGACCAACCAGAGCGAGTTCGGTTCCAACGTCAATTTCCGCATTGCGAATTCCGCGAAACTTCTCGAGACGGATTTTTACTAGCTTCACAGCAATTCCTCGATAATCCTTCGCGGTCGTACATCGGCCTTCGCCTGACCGCATTTTCAGCCCTCAACCATAGCTACTCGGAGTATCAAGCACGATCAACTGCGTTCAGCTACTCGTGACTACGACAACCCATTGTTTTAACTTGAAATCCCTTCCGCATCGCGGCCACCACTGGACAAAACAGCTCCTGAGGTTCGCCCGCCATGCCCGATACCAGCGTCAATTTCGCCCCTTCGCCCGACACTCTCACCACCGATGAGCGGCTGGCAGAACTCGCCCGGATCCTCGCTGCAGCCGTGGATCGCGCCAACCCACTAAGAATAAACGAGAATTCTGCGAACGACCGAGACAGTTCGCTGGACATCCTCGCTCTTGTTCGCCGTCGTCGTCACCAGTTGCGAACCCGAGTTGGAGACGAGAAATGACGAAAACAAAAACGAAATCAGTAAGAAAGAGGACATGCCTTGGCCCTGCGCAGGGCCACGCTGTCCTGGCGGACCTGGTCGCGATGAAGGCCATGACCGTGCCGGAGTTGCGCGAGAAATGGGCGGCGATCTTCGATGCGCCCCCACCGAATACCAGCCGCCAGAACCTCGAGTTACGGCTTGGCTACCGCATTCAGGAACTGGCCCTCGGCGGCATTGGCCGCGACACCCGGCGGACGCTGGATGCGCTGGCGGCAGAGGTGGCTTCCGGTGAACCCGGTCAGGTGATGACCGACCCACGACGGCCTTTGCCGGGCACCAAGCTCGTCCGCGAATGGAACGGCGTCGAGCACACCGTCACAGTTTTGGCGAAGGGCGTCGAGTGGCAAGGTCGTCGGTACAAATCGCTTTCTGGCGCGGCGCGGGCCATCACCGGCGCGAACTGGAACGGCTGGAAGTTCTTCGGCTTCACCCCACGCCCGAGGATCAGCAAATGACCCGCCAAATACAGCCGCAACCGCCCCGCCGCCTGCGCTTCGCCATCTACACCCGCAAATCGAGCGAGGAAGGGCTCGACATGGAGTTCAACAGTCTCGACGCACAGCGTGAAGCTTGCGAGGCCTATATCGCCAGCCAGAAGGCCGAGGGTTGGGTCTGCCTGCGCGACAAATATGATGACGGTGGCTTCTCCGGCGGCACGCTGGAGAGGCCCGCGCTGAAGGATCTGATCGCGGACATTGAGGACGGGCTGATCGACATCGTCGTGGTCTACAAGATCGACCGCCTCAGCCGCGCGTTGATGGATTTCTCCAAGCTGGTCGAGATCTTCGACAAGCACGGCGTCACCTTCGTCTCCGTCACGCAGTCCTTCAACACCACGACGTCTATGGGGCGGCTGACGCTGAACATCCTGCTCAGCTTCGCCCAGTTCGAACGCGAGGTCACCCTCAAGGGCGTGGGCCGCGTTTACCAGAAGACCTATGCGGACACCTATTGCAAGGTGGCCCATGCCAAACTCAACACCACAAAGACGCCGATCACGGCGGCCGACCTGCTCAACGACCGGGTGCTGCCATTCCAAGAAGAATACGACCTGCCGGTGCTGCGGATCATGACCGACAGGGGCACGGAATACTGCGGACGTGTCGACAAACACGAATTCCAGCTCTTCTTGGCGATCAACGATATTGATCATACGAAAACCAAGGTTAAGTCGCCCCAGACCAACGGCATCTGCGAGCGGTTCCACAAGACGATCCTGCAGGAGTTCTATCAGATCGCGTTCCGCAAGAAGCTATATGACAGCATCGACGCGCTGCAGGCTGATCTGGATGGGTGGCTGCATCACTACAACTACGAGCCTACGCATCAGGGCAAAATGTGTTGCGGCAGAACACACATCGAAACTATGATCGACGAGAAAGGAATCTGGCAGGAAAAGTTCGTGAACTGAACTTGACCTGACAGACGCCGCCAGAAAAACGGCCAACTGTCAGATCACATCTGAACCACTAAAATTCAATGATGGACAGCCGCTTCAACTCCGATAATTGCTTTCCTGCATCGTGAGCCTAGGCTGCTGCATCAATAACTTCAACATGATCTGACAGTTGGTTGATTTCAGAATCAATTTTTGCTAGAGTTTCGCGGACCTTTCGAATTGCATTCGTTCCAGCATCAACAGTAGCGGCATTTTTTGATATGATTTCATTAATATCCGCAGAAGATTTTCCAACACGGACGGATAGCGCTTGGACCTGATCGGCAACAGCGCCGAACGCTCTCCCATGCTGGCCCGCTCTTGAAGCTTCTATCGTTGCATTGAGCGCAAGAATGTTTATCTTCGCCGCAATATCTTCAATCATTTTGACAATGTTTAGCGCTTCGTTAGAGGTATTTTGAATATCACGTAACGCGTCATCGGCATCTTCAGCGGTCATTCGACTTTCATTTGTCATCCGTTTCATCGACAATGTTGATTTTGCTTGCGTTTCGCTAAAGTTGTCCACGCTTCGATTGAAGTCATGCGACATACCCGCAAATTTCCTTAAATCGGAGGTTTCCATCCGATACCGCAGATCGCCAGACGCCAAACGTTTTAGAGCGTTTTCCATGTCATCCGTAACACTATCCACCACATCGAATAGCCGGTTTACACCTTCGCACGCTGTCGACAACATTCGGCTTGCCCCTTTCGGAGCATTTATACGATCGTGAAAAATACCTTTTGCAGCATTTTCGATCATGGAATTGATTTGTTCGACAAGAAGTTCATCGACAAACTTTCGCTCTTCCAGCTCAGCCATTTTACGCTGGCTTTCCCTTTGGTTTTTTTGGTCTTCTGCAGCCATGCGTAGGGTCAGCTGATTGAATAACATAGACAATTCTCCAGACTCATCCCCCTGCTCCACTTTTATCAACTCACCTGGCTTGGCATCATTCTCCAACATGCGGACAAGCATTTGCTGCAAGTGACCAGTGCCAAGCGTTTGACCGTGCTCCGCCGTATTCAAACCATCAAACTCGTCTTTTTCAGCCACTCTGAGCGGAACGAATTTATTTATAATTTTCAGGCCTATGAATGACACGCCAAAACTCCAGGCAAAGACCAACAAAACGCCGCCGGTCTGTACCGCAATTTGCATTGCGCGTGAGGTCGCCAATAGTGAATCCGCCGGCGCCAAAATACCAACAAGAATTGTCCCTAGGGCACCTGAAAAACCATGCACACCGATTGCTCCGACCACATCGTCAACTTTCCAAGCATGTAATAATAGGTAGTTGAAATATTGTGTGGCCATTCCACCGATGAAGCCAACTAAAGCTGCCGCTTGAATTCCGAACACGTCTGGACCAGCAGTCACACAAACCAGCCCCCCAAGTAGCCCGTTGATTACTCTATCAACTTTTAACTTTCGCCCATCAACAACGACGCTGTACAGCAATCCTCCAATACCACCAAAAACCGCTGCAAAAACAGTATTTGTGATGATTGTTGGCACCACATCACTGAGAGCAAGTGCCGAACCCCCATTGAAGCCCAGCCAACCTACCAATAAAATTAAAGCGCCAGCAGCTGAAATGACCGGATTGTGCCCGGAAATGTCAAGCACCTCACCATTTTTACCATAGCGCCCGATCCGAGGGCCAATGACCATAGCCGCGGCGAGGGCAACCCAAGCTCCCACTCCGTGAACAACAGTTGATCCGGCAAAGTCCATAAATCCTAAATTACCCAAAATGGGTGCGTTTTCCGTTTGAAGCGCCGCTCCCCAAGCCCAATGGCCAACGACCGGATATATCAAGGTGCCAATAAAAACAGCTGCCAGCGTATATCCCCAAAAAGAACATCTTTCGGCAATGACCCCTGAGACAATTGTAGCCGCTGTACCGCAGAACATTGCTTGAAATGTAAAGAATAACAGGGTGTTACCATCCATCTCATCCGGAAGAATGTATGCACCGCTGGCGCCAAACCATCCACCGACGGAGACGCCAAACATCAAACTAAACCCTATAAACCAATAGCCCGCAAGTGAAACAACAAAATCAGTTAGATTTTTTTGGGCAACGTTAATCGTGGTTTTTGATCTAACAAATCCACATTCCAAAAGCAGGAATCCGATTTGCATGAAGGCAACAAGAGCTATGGCAACCAAAATCCACGAATGGTCAATTCGATTGGCATTGGATGCGACAGTATCTGCCATTAGAGCTGAAGAAGTTAAGACATAAACAGCGCACACAGTTGCGCCACGGGTCAAGGCTTTCGTCATATCACACTCATATATAATCTTTGCAACGACAACATTTATTAGGCAAAAAAATTTATAAAGAATTAAATCATCAAGAGTAGTGGTTCAGATGAAATCTGAAAGTTGGCAGTTATTCCGGCGGCATCTGAGAGGTCAAGTTTAGTTCAGGAGCTTTTCCCGCCAGATTTCTTTTCCGTCGATCATAGTTTCGACGGGTGTTCTGCCGCAACACATTTTGCCCTGATGCGTGCGCTCGTAGTTGTAGTGATGCAGCCACTCATCCAGATCGGCCTTTAGCGCGTCGATGGGCTTTGTTGCACAAGTTGGCACCACCAAGGATTCACTGTCTGCATCCAGTATGTTAGGTGAGGCTTATGAGCAGCTGGGCACCTACGACGTACAAGACCCGCAACTGGTCAGAGTATAACCATTCCTTGAAGCAGCGCGGATCCCTTTCGATCTGGTTTGATCCGGAGATGGTGTGGGAGGCTGCACCATCTGGGCGACGAGGACGCCAGCAAGCCTATAGCGACGCTGCGATACAGGCTTGTCTGAAGCTCAAAGTGTTGTGTCCGTTGTCATATAAAGTTGGACGTCAGAGCGGCTTGAGTATGGGAGGCTCTGGCTTGTTTGTGTGATTGATTACGCGGCTTGTTTTTGATGTTGCAAGCGGCGTTGTCGGATTGTCTGTTTCTTGATCCTTTTCCTTTCTCTTAGAATGGCTTTGTCCCGGCTGAAGTAAACGTCAGCAGGTGTGACGTTGCTCAGGCTCTCGTGGTAGCGTTGGTTGTTATAGTAATCGACGAAGGCCTCGATCTGACATTCGAGATCGCCGGGCAGGTAATAGTTTTCCAGCAGAACACGGTTCTTCATAGTCTGATGCCAGCGTTCGATTTTTCCCTGGGTTTGCGGGTGGAACGGTGCGCCCCGAACATGCGTCATGTTTTGACCTTCCAGCCATTCTGCCAGATCGCCCAAGATGTAACAGGATCCGTTGTCACTGAGCAGACGTGGCATGTGGCGAACGACGGCTTGGCCGCAACCAGACGCCGTCAGCGCCAGTTCGATCGTATCGGTCACGTCCTCAGCGCGCATGTTCGTGCAGAGTTTCCACGCGATGATGTAGCGGCTGTAGTCATCCAAGATCGTGCTGAGATAATACCAACCCCAGCCGATGATCTTGAAGTAGGTGAAGTCCGTTTGCCACATCTCGTTGATTGCCGTGGTTTTGTCTTTGAACTCATCGGCCGCTTTGATCACTACGTAATCCGGCGCAGTGATCAGGTCAGCTGCTTTGAGAATGCGATAAGCTGATGATCCAGAGATAAAATACCGTTTCTCACCAGTGTATTTGACGGCCAACTCCCGCGTACTCAGCGCTTCATGCTCCAGAGCAAACTCAATGAGTTCATTGCGGCGGGCATCCGGAATGCGGTTCCAGACTGACCCAGGGCGTGGCGAATGATCCGCCAATGCGTCCAGGCCACCGTCGACATAAAGATCGTACCACCGGTAAAACGTGCTACGCGGAATGCATAGCATATCGAGGGCTTGTTTGACTGGCAGGTGCGAGCTCTCAACTGTGCGGATGATCTCAAGCTTTTCAGACGCGGGATACCTCATTCCCCGTACTCCCCACTTCCTGTCATGCTTTTTTTGAGCAAACGATTTTCAAGGGTCAGATCCGCTACGCATTCCTTCAGCGACAAAGACTCTGAGCGCAACTCCTTCACTTCTGGTAACGTCGCCTGGCGCGCAGTATCTCCAGACAAACGCCGCTTACCTGCTTCAAGGAATTTGGTCTTATCGCGGTTTAGTTCCGGTCTCTTTCGAGCAATGTTTGCTATGAAGGAGATAGAGAATGGCAAAGAGATACACAGACGAGTTTCGGCGTGATGCGGTGCGCATGGCGACGACCAGTGGCCTAACGCGGCCTCAACTTTCATCGGATTTAGGGGTTGGGCTTTCGACGCTGAACAAATGGGTTCAGCAACATCAACATGACGATCTGATGTCAGGACCGCATGAAGACGTTGAAAAGGAAAACACGCGACTTCGCAAAGAAGTCCGTCTGCTGCGCGAGGAGAGGGAAGTGCTAAAAAAGGCGGCGATCTTCTTTGCAGGCCAAAGCCGGTGAGATTTGCTTTCATCGATGCCTGGAAAGAAGAATGGTCTCTGGAGTTCCTCTGCCGAATTATGAAGGTCACATCACGCGGGTTCCGTGCTTGGCGGGTGCGCCCAATGAGCCAGCGACAGCGTGATGATATGGCCCTTCTCGCCCACATCCGTGAGCAGCATAGGCTCAGCCTGCAAAGCTATGGACGGCCACGGATGACCGAAGAGTTGCAGGAGCTGGGGCTGAACGTCGGTCACGGGCGTGTTGGCCGTTTGATGCGCGAGAACGGCATCAAGGTCATCAGGACCCAGAAATACAAGGCCACAACAGATAGCGACCATACGTTCAACATCGCGCCCAACCTGCTGGATCAGGATTTCACTACGGATGGCCCGAACCAGAAATGGGCCGGTGATATAAGCTACATCTGGACCAGCGAAGGCTGGCTATATCTGGCTGTCATCCTCGACCTCTACTCTCGCCGCGTCATCGGCTGGGCTGTCAGCAATCGCATGAAACGGGACTTGGCGATCCGGGCGTTGGACATGGCTGTGGCACTACGGCGACCGCCCGAAGGCTGCATTCACCATACGGATCGC